CCGCCCTGGCTGCCGATCTCAAGGCCGCCAAGCCGGTCGCCCCGGCCCCGCTCTTCACCGAGCAGGCCCAAGGCCCCGCCGCCGGCCCGCTCGATAACCCGGCCGCCGCCCTGTCCCTGTCGTCCATCTATGCCGCCCGGAGGGCCAATCCATGACCGCCACAACGATGTCCGCCCGCTCGGCGGAGTTCTTGCTCACCGAGGCCCCGGGTAGCCTATCCCGTCAGGCCGTGGTCGTCGCCAGTGGCGCCGGCAGCCTAGTCCCCGGCTCCGTCCTTGGCCGCGTTACCAAGCGCCTGGCCGCCGCGCCCATCCCCGCCGTCGCCGGTGGCACCGGCAACGGCACCATGACTAACTTGGCTTTTGGCCCGGATGTCCAGGTCGGCAATTATGTGATCCAGTGCATCCAGGCCGTCGCCCACGGCGGCGTGTTCAGCGTCACCGCCCCGGATGGCACCGCCCTGCCCACCTTCGCTATGGGCACCACTACGGGCGGCACGGCGCGGTATCGCTCCAGCCATTTGTCGTTCAGCCTGACCGACAATACTGACTTCATCCTCGCCAACAGCTTCACCGTGGCTGTGACCGCCGGCGGCACCCCCGCCGTGGAAGGCGGCACGGGCACCGGCATCATGTCCGCCGTCAGCCTCGGCAAATTTGCCCAGTTGGGCGGCTATCGTGTCACCCTCAAGGCCGCGGCCTCCCATGGCGGCGACTTTGAAGTAACCGCCCCGGACGGCTCCAGCGTGGGGCGCTTCATCATGGGCACCGGCGATGGCGCTGCCGCCTCCTTCGCCAGCGATCACATCAATTTTACCTTGACGGACGCCACCGACTTTATTGTCGGCAACTACTTCAACGTCATCGTCGCCGGCTACACCGCCCCCGAAGCCGCGCTCTGGGACCCGACTGCGGTCAATGGCACCCAGGAAGCCTGGGGCTTGCTCATGGACGCCTGCGATGCCGCCAGCGCCGCTCAGGATGCCGTGGCCATCGTTCGCCTGGCCGAAGTCAGTGCGACCAAGCTGGCGTGGAAGTCCACCGTCACCGCCGCCCAGAAAACCGAAGCCTACCGGCAACTCGCCGCGTCGGGCGTGATTGTCAGGAGCTAATCCCATGCCCATGCTCGATCCCTTCACCCCCAGCGCCTTTACTCTCTCCAGCCTGACGCTGGCGATGAACAACCTGCCCTATGCCCCCGGCCGCCTGGGGCAACTGGGGCTGTTCGAGGAAGCCGGCGTGCCCACTTTGTCCGTGGCCATCGAGGAGCGCGACGGCGTCCTGTCTCTGGCCGATGTCCTGCCCCGGGGGTCACCCGGCAAGCCGGTCCACGGCGAGGCGCGGCGCATTCGAGAATTTCGCATCCCGCACATTCCCCAAGTGGCCCAACTGTTGGCCGACGAGGTCCAGGGCGTGCGCGCCTTCGGCTCCGAGTCCATGGCCGAAGTGTTGCAGACGCGCATCAACGAGCGCCTGGCGACGATGCGCCGGAACATCGACTACACGTTGGAGTCCCACCGCCTCTCGGCCCTGATGGGCAGTTACTACGACGCCAATGGCGACGCCGTCAGCCTGTTCACCGAGTTCGGCGTCAGCCAAAGCACCCACGGCATGGGCTTCTCCGCCAGCGCCTCGTCCAAGGCCCGCGAGAACAGCTTCACGGTGATGGAAAAGATCGAAGCCGCCCTGGATGGCGTGCCCTTCAGCGGCGTTCACTGCCTGTGTTCGTCCGGCTTCTGGAAAGCCCTGCTGGAGGACAAGGACGCCAAGGAGACTTACCTCAACACCCAAATGGCGGCATCCCTGCGGCAGGACCCGCGCCTGATGTTCACCTGGCAGGGCATCACTTGGGAGTACTACCGCGGCACCAGCGCCGTGAAGGTCACCGACGATTACGCCTACGCCTTCCCCTTGGGCGTCCCCGGCCTGTTCGTCACCCGCTTTGGTCCGGCCAACTACGTTGAAACCGTCAACACCATTGGCCTGCCCTACTACGCCAAGAGCGAGCCGCTGGAGATGGGCAAAGGGATGAAGCTGGAAAGCCAGTCCAACCCGCTCAACCTCTGCACCCGGCCGGCGGCCATCGTCAAGCTGAGCAAGTCCGCTTAATCCAGCCAGGGAGGAAGGCCGGGGCACCTCGCCCCGCGCCATCTTGCCCCTGCCTGATCGGCCCCACTTGCCAGCCTAGCCACCGCCCCATGGCCTACGCCAACATCAGCCAGATGATCGCTCGCTTTGGCGAGCGCGAGCTGACCGAATTGACCGACTTCACCGGCGCCGGCGAAGCGGACGCCGCGGCATTGCAGTCCGCCTTGGATGATGCCGCCGCCCTTATCGATGCCGAACTGCGTGCCGCCGGCTATGCCGTGCCCCTGGCCCTCCCGCCGCGGGAAATCCAGCGTGCCAACCTGCTACTGGCCCGCTGCGAGCTGTACGTCACGAACTTACCCGAATCGATCCTCGCCCAATGCCAGGAGACCCGCGCCTGGTTGCGTGCGGTCGCCGCCGGGACCTTGCGCCTCGACCTGCCCGCCGCGAGCGGGGCTACCCTCAGCGGCATTGTCGCCGCCCCCAGCCTGGCCCGCGTCTACGACGCCACTTTGTGGGCGGGCTACGATCCATGAGCGGCGTCAGCGTTACTCTCGACGACCGCGAGGTCCAGCGAGCAATTGGTAACTTGCTGCATCACCTGGCCAACCCCAGGCCAGCACTGGAGGCCATTGGCGCGGCCGTCGTCACCGCCACCGACCTGGCCTTTCGTGGCCAGCATGATCCCTGGGGGCAGCCCTGGACGCCACTCTCCGCCGTCACCCAAGCCCGCCGCCGCCAAGGGCCGCGTCGGGGAAATAACCAAATCCTGCGCGACAACGGCATCCTGGCCAACAGCATCAGCGCCCAGGTCGGCGGCGATGCCGTCATCGTCGGCACCAATGTCGTCTATGCCGCCCCGCATCAATTCGGCAACCCGGCCAACCGCATGTTCAACACCCCCCGCGGCAACCCGGCGCCGATCCCTCGGCGGTCCTTCCTGCCCATCCGCCCAAGCGGCGTAGACCTCCCCGCCAGCCTGCGCGCCGAAATCCTGGCCATCGGCGCCAGGCACCTAGCGGGCGCCGCCTAAACCCTCGCCGCCCCACCACTTGCCATGCTCCCCGTCCCCAGTTACGACCTCAGCCTAATGTCCGCCGCCCTGATGGATGGCTTGGCCGAGGCCGAAATCGTCGCCACGATCATCGAAGTGGGCGACAGCCAGGATGTCAGTCGCGCCCTCAGCATGGCCGCCGCCGCGATCATCCTGATCTGGTCCGACGGAGCCAGCGAAGATGGCGAAGGCCGCGCCCGCGAGCGGATTGGCGTCCTGCATCTGTTGCGCGACGCCACTCCCGACGGGGGCGCCACCCGGGGCGCCAAGTTGCGCACGTTGCTGGCCGCCACCCGCCAGGTTCTGGATAACGTCCGCACCCCGGGCGCCGATCTGCGTTGGGAGCCGCCCCGCTGGCGCGAAGGCGCCCTGTTCGACCTGGGCGATACCCCAAATCTGCGCCATGCCTGGCGGGACACGTATGTCGCCACCTGGCACCGCACCCTGGGCGGCCGTGTCTGAGCCTGCCCTTTATCCCGCCCGCCGGTCCCGCCGCCGGGCCTTCGCCCATGATTGCACCCCGAGGCCCGCCGCATGACGACCGCCATCACCCTCACCACCGCCTGGCAGAAACTGGTGGACGCCGGCGACGAGTTCACCCTCACCTTCGCCCGCGAGGCCAGCAACGACATCCTGGTGGAATCCCAGGCCAGCGAGGAGGCCCCCGAGGGCGCCGTGGGGACCTACCTGCGCGTGACCGTCCCCGAGTCGTGGAATCGCGCCCTGGCTGGCCCCGGCTACCTCTACGCCCGCGCGGCAAGCGGCACCAGCGTGATTAACGTCGTCGCTTGGACCCCGGCCTAAGCCATGCCCCGCATCACCCGCCTCCTCGCCCTCACCCGCCTGACCTGGCTGCCGTGGGCTGAGCGCAGAGAGCAGCAGACCGCGCAAGGCAAGCTGCTGCTCGAAACAGGCCAGGCTTTCCTGCTGGAATCCTCGCCTGACAATGCCGGCAATCCTGAATTTATCCGTACCGAGAGCTAAGCCATGCCTGATCTGAAAATCTCCCAGATGCCCGAGGCGGACGCCCTGGCCGGTACGGAAGCCATGCCCGTCGTTCAAGGGGGCGAAAACAGGCGCAGCACCCCCGCAGCCATCAAGAGCTACATCGGGGATGCCGTCCCCACGGGCGAGGGACAGAACGACGGCCTGATGACCCATGAGGACAAGGCCAAGCTGGACGGCATTGAAGCTGGGGCTGATGTAACTGACGCGGCAAATGTCGCCGCTGCCGGGGCCGTAATGACGGCTGATGTGGACGACACCCCCGTGGATGGCGCGACCACCGCGCCGATCTCCAGCAATTGGGCGTATGACCACGCGGCTGATGACAGCGCACATGGCAACGTCCCGGCCCCGAGCCTCTCTGGACCGGCGTTGTCGGTCTATACAAACAACGAGCTAGAGATCACCATTGTCGATTTCGACAGCTACGCAACCTACAGCGTTTCAGCAACGAACGGCGATGCGACTATTTCCGGCGACACGATTACTTACAACGCACCCGGCACGACAGGCACGGATACGCTGACTGTTACCGTAAACGGCCATAACCGCGAGCTGACGATTACCATCAATGAGGGCGGCATGATCGACACGCCAACTGCTGCACCTGCCATTGGTTCAGCCCTTGAAGGCGGCTATTTCACGGGCGTGATTTGGGACGAGGTGACAACCGCGACGCACGCGGGATTGAACTTTACATCGCTGAGCGTCAATGATGAGGTAACACTGACTGTCGCAAGCGGCTATCTGCCGCTGTACGAAGATCAGACGCTCCGTATTGCGCCGAGTCCAACAAACACCGAGCAAGACTTCCTCGCCGCAACCGTTGTCAGTCGCGCCGGTACCAGCCTTGTTGTCAAGATCACCGAGATCACCAATCCCGGCAGCACCAATTCGTATACCGATTTCGTCATTGCAGCACGGTGGAAAGTCATCGTCGCGCCAAAGTCCGGCGGCGAAAACGCCAGCGTTGTGTACAAAAATACCAAGACGGCGGCGCCGGCGGCGTGTTACACGCTCACCAATGGCAAAGCGGCCACCGACGCCATGATCGCCGCTGATACCAGCACCGTTTATCCGCTGGCGCATTGGGCCAAGAGCCTGCGCGAACTGAACGGCGGCGAAGGCTTGTCCGGCTATACCGACTGGTACATCCCGGCGCGTGACGAACTCGAACTGCTGTGGCGCAACCTCAAACCCGTCACCAATAGCAACTACACCACGGCGGATCGCTACGATGCGGCGGCGTATACCCGAGACGCCAACCTGGACGACGTGGCCGGTACTCATGGTGCGAACCGTAACAGCGACCCGGCTGGCGACGCCTATACCGCCACGGTCCCCGC